AATTAAAGGTTTGAAAAAAGCTTCTAAATTACATGCGGGTCAAGCTAAAACATTAAAGGGTATAGTTAAAACTAGAAGCAGGAAAAAAACCTAAATGGCAAAAGACGCTTGTTATAGAAAAGTTAAAGCTCGATACAAAGTGTTTCCGTCTGCGTATGCGTCAGGAGCCATAGCCAAGTGCCGAAAGGTTGGCGCTAAGAACTGGGGCAACAAGACGAAACGTGCAAAAGGTGGAATGACAGTTAAGACTAACGGGTGCGGGGCGGTGATGTCCAAGCACGGTGGGCGACAAGTCAGGATATTCTGATGGCTGTTCGGAAGACAAAAAAGGGGGCGGCTCTCAAGCGTTGGTTTAAGGAAGATTGGGTTGACGTAAGGACAGGTAAGCCTTGCGGAAGAAAGAAAGGCGAAAAAAGAGGAACACCTTATTGCAGGCCGAGTAAACGTGTTTCCAAGAAGACACCTAAGACGGCCAAGGAACTAACCTCGTCTGAGAAGAGGTCTAGGATTTCTCAGAAAAAACGTCTGGGCCAACCGGCTGGTAAGCCCCGTAGAGTTAAGTCTGTTAAACGAAGGAGAAAATAATGGCTAGTGGCAAAACAATTTCAGATGCGGATCGTCGGTTAGTGGAGACGATGCTTAACGAGGGTAACCGAACTATTTCAGATGCGGATCGCGCCCGTATTGAAGAAAAGTACATGAAGAGCATTCTAAACGAGTCTAGCAAAACAATTTCAGATGCGGATCGTCTCCGTGTAAAGAAGGCTCTCGGTATGCGAGACGGTGGCATGACCGACCAGATGGCTGAACAGATGGATATGTCAGAGCGTGAAGCTGGCGGTCTTATGAAGAAAGCCAAAAGAATTAACGATGCAGACATGATGAACATGGCTGACGGTGGAATGGCTCGTATTAAGGGAACCCCACCCGCTCAAGTAAAAGGGTTCACCTACAACGACAACGGTGGAAAGGGGACATTCTGATGGCAGAAAAAGAGAAAAAGGTTATCGTTCAAGACAACAAAATGACCGACGAGGAAAAACGGGACTTTGTTGTTGATGTCCAAGGCATTGGTTTGAACACTGCCGCCGAACTAACAGGCGATCTTTTGGAGAAAGCTTATCAAAAAGCTTTGAAAGACGCTGAAGGAAAGAACATGGGTGGAGCCATGGTCGATGAACTCGGCTATATGCGTGGTGGTATGAAAGAAGAAAAACGTGGCCCCATTAAATACGCTGACGGCGGGGCTATCAGTGGTAAAAACTTTAGAGGATCTTTTTAGTAAATGGCTGATCCAACGACCTTTGCTTATTCTGTATTAAAAGCTATACAGGGTCGCATAGAATTAACCCAGGACTCAATCCTTCACGGTAGCCCTAGAGACATGGAGTCTTACAAGCAACTTATCGGAGAACTAAAGGGGTTAGAGTTCGCAGAACAGGAGATCAAGGATCTTCTGCAATCTTCGGAGGACGAATGACTAAAACTCTATACGTTCCAGATCATGTACTGGATTCGCAGAAAAAGCAGAAAGAAGCAACTTTGGCAACAGCATATATAAAGAAGGATGAGAAAGTTCTCGATCCGTCTTTGGTTTCCAAAAACTTAAAAGAGAGATTACCCCAGCCCACAGGCTGGAGACTCCTTGTTATGCCCTATATGGGCAAGGCCACTACAGATGGCGGCATTCACATTCCCGACGCTGTTCGTGATAGGGAAGCACTCGCTACGGTGGTTGCATATGTTTTGAGGGTAGGTCCTCTTGCATATCAGGATCCAAACAAATTTGGCCCAGACGGGCAATCTTGGTGTGGAGAAGGTGATTGGGTTTGCATTGGCCGCTACGCTGGCGCTCGATTTAAAATTGAGGGTGGCGAAGTACGCATCATTAATGATGATGAGGTCATTGCTACAATTCTTGAGCCTGACGACATCAAGCATGTGTAGAAAGAAGAATTTTATCATGGAGGATAACCATGCCTGAAGAAACTAAAATTGACATCGGAGATACCGAGGAAGAATCGGTAGACGTAAATCTTTCGCAAGGAGCGAAAGAAGATTCTCCAGAACCCGTGCAAGCTTCTGAAGAGGAACTTGATGAATATAGTTCTGGGGTAAAGAGCCGAATAAACAATCTTACCAAGCGTTTTCGTGAAGAAGAACGACAGAAACAAACGGCAATTGAGTATGCGGAAAGCGTTCGGAAAGAAAACGAAAACCTCAAACAGCGTATTGATTCTCTTGACAAGGGTTATCAAGAACAGTTTGAGAGCAGAGTTTCAAACCAGATTGATTCGGCAAAAGAAATTTTAAAGCAAGCTCATGAGACAGGTGACGTAGATAAGATTGTGGAAGCGCAAGAAGCTTTGGCTAATCTTACTGTTGAAAAAGGCACTTTGAAGGCTGTTCGAGCCGAAAAAGCTACGGAAGAAGAGAAAACTCCTGTCGCAGAAACCCCTCAAACCACTGCTGCGCCAGCAGCACCTGCTGCGGAACCAGATCCTAAAGCGGAAGCTTGGGCTCAGAAAAATGACTGGTTTGGTCAAGACGAAGTTATGACATATGGGGCTTTCGGCATTCATAGGCGGCTTATAGAGGATGAGGGGTTTGACCCTTCCTCAGATGACTACTATGCTGAACTGGACAGTAGACTAAAAGCCGAGTTTCCACATAAATTCGACTCTAAGTCTAAAAGTAACGGGGGAAGTCGTAAGGTTGCGTCAGCCGAAGCTTCCGCATCCCGCAATAGAAGTGGACGAAAAACTGTGCGATTAACGCCCTCTCAAGTTGCGATTGCGAAGAGGTTAAATGTACCACTCGAAGAATACGCTAAATATGTGAGGGATTAATCATGAATACTGAGAACACAACTCGCCAAAAGTCTACGAGAACGCCTAGGGCAAATCAAACACGTGCTAGCCAAGCACGCAGAGAACCTTGGAAACCACCGTCCATGTTGGACGCACCGCCTGCACCGGAAGGCTACAGACATCGGTGGATACGGGCAGAAGTTATGGGTTTTGATGACCGTAAAAACGTAGCAGCACGATCTCGAGAGGGATGGGAACTGGTACGTGGTGAAGAATACCCAGACTTTGATATCCCGACCGTCGAGGATGGTAAACATGCTGGTGTAATTGGTGTCGGTGGTCTTCTTTTAGCCAGGGTTCCAGTTGAGATTGTTGAAGAACGCAATGATTATTATCGTAGCATGACTCACAATCAAATGACTGCTGTTGATAACGACTTAGCTCGCGAACAACATCCAGCAATGCCTATCAGTAAACCTGACAGGCAGACTCGTGTAACTTTTGGAGGTCCTCAAGAAGAGGACTAGGAGATAAACATGGCTAATTCTAATGGAAGCTTTGGTCTTCGTCCGATTAGTAAATTGGGCGGTGGTGCCAATTCCACTGGACTTACTGGGTATACTCCTTATGAAATCGCCTCAGATAACAGCGACAAAATCTACCATGGGCAATTGGTTATTCCTCTTGCTTCAGGGTATATTGATCACACGGCTAATGCAGCCGGTGGTACGGTCAGTCATCTGGGTGTTTTTCAGGGATGTGAGTATGTCTCCAGTACCACTGGAAAAACAATTTGGAGTAACTACTGGCCTGGATCTGGAGCGGATAGTAACCACCCAGTAAAGGCTTTTATCAACGATGACCCGTCGCAACTCTATGTTATTGCAACGGATGCTTCGTGGACAAGTAAGGCAAATGCACGTGCAAGTGTCTTCTTGAATGCGAATCTATCCACGGGTATCACCGGAACCGATGCCACTGGTGTCTCACTGGGTCGTCTAGCTATTAGTACGCTAGCAACCACTAACTCTTTGGCGCTTCGCGTTATGGGTTGGGTTGATGATCCAGAGAATGCTGATTTTTCAGCCGCTGGTATTGGCGCAATCGTTAGGTTGGCAAACTCGTTCAATGCACCCAATGGGTCCATTGCTACGGGTACTGTGTCAACCACTGGCGTATAGGAGGATTAGAAAATGGCTATCAGTAGAGCCCAACTAGCGAAAGAGCTAGAGCCTGGTCTCAACGCCCTTTTCGGCCTTGAGTATGCTAGGTATGACGACGAAGCATCCGAAATTTATGACACTGAATCTTCAGAGCGTGCCTTTGAAGAGGAAGTCATGCTTTCCGGTTTCGGAACTGCACCTGTTAAGGGTGAAGGTTCGGCTGTTTCTTTCGATGATGCACAGGAAGCGTATACTGCACGGTATACGCATGAGACTATCGCTCTTGCTTTCTCCATTACGGAAGAAGCAATTGAAGATAATCTTTATGACCGCCTCGCATCTCGCTACACAAAAGCCTTGGCACGTAGCATGGCGAACACCAAACAAGTTAAAGGTGCCGCTACGCTCAACAATGCTTTTGACAGCACCTTCACTGGTGGTGACGGCAAGGAGCTTTGTGCAACGGATCACCCTCTTGTGAATAATAACGATCTTCGCAATGAGCCAAGCACTGCTTCTGACCTTAACGAAACCAGCCTTGAAAATGCTCTTATCGACATTGCTGCCTTTGTCGATGAGCGCGGACTCAAGGTATCGGTTCGTGGCGAAAAGTTGATTGTTCCGCCTGCTCTGCAATTCGTTGCAGATAGGCTGCTTGAGTCAACCCTTCGTCCGGGAAGTGCCGACAACGATGTTAACGCTACGCGGAACATGGGTATGCTTCCGCAGGGTTATGTCGTTAACCACTATCTGACGGATACCGATGCTTGGTTTATTAAAACCGATGCTCCTCGTGGATTTATCCACTTTGAGCGTATGCCGATGTCCACGAAGATGGAAGGCGATTTCGATACAGGCAATGTTCGGTTCAAAGCCCGTGAGCGTTACAGCTACGGTTACTCTGACCCACGTTGCGTGTTCGGATCACCTGGCGCGTAAGACTACGGGGGAGGGGAAACTCTCCCCCAACTTATTTCTGGGATGAATAGCTCTAGCGACTGCCCCAGCAGACTCTTACAAGACGCTAGAACGAAACCTTTGTAAGGAGGAAAGCCAAATGGCTAATACAACTTTTAATGGTCCCGTCCGTTCTGAGAACGGTTTTGAGGTTATTAACGTCAATGCTACTACAGGTGCAGAAACGAATGTTTTTGATGTTGCCTCTACAGGTATTGTTACAGACAAATACGTCAAGCACGTTGGTTTTGCCACGGGCGTTACTGTAAACACCACAGCGGGTGACAGCCCCGCAATTGGCGAGTTTACCCAACCTGCTAACACCATCATTACCGACATTAAAATTTTCTGTGTTACCGCTCCAACTATTGGAACGGGGGATATTGGTTATGAGGTTGGAACGTCTAGTTCAGGCGCACAAATTGTCGCTGCGATAACAGATGAAATCCTTGATGGTGGAACAACTGTTGTTGTTGGCAACGTGACGACTACTACACTAGTAGCAACGACACAAAGCGCAACTACTGCTCCAGTTTCCGCTCAATATGCGTCAGCAGAACGAACCATCTATTGCAACATTACAAACACCGTAGATGCTACGACAGCAGGCTCCTTTACGTTTATTATTGAATACGTTCAGGTAGCTTAACTTAAATGGGGGGAGGCAACTCCCCCCTTAAAAGGAGGTCATGATGGCTGATGCTGTAACAGCAACTACAGTGCAAGATGGAGACAGAAACGCTGTTTTATATTGCACAAATACAAGCGATGGAACCGGAGAAGCGGCTGTTACCAAGGTTGATGTATCAGCTTTGGCATCTCGTGCGGACGGAACAGCTTGCACAGGGGTTCGTATTAAGAAAATTGTTTTTTCTAATGTTGGAATGGGCGTTAAGATTTTGTGGGACGCTTCTACAGACGTTATTGCGGCTCAATTACCCGCAGATTATTCCGACACATTAGACTACTCTGAAATTAGTGGACTTCCCAATGTTGCAGCTTCTGGAGGCAAAACGGGAGACATACAATTTACTACAGTGGGACACAGTAGCGGGGACACCTATTCCATAGTTCTCTACTGCTTAAAAGAGTATTGATACCGTGGCTGAAGATAAGGAAAGACAGAATGAAATAAACCTTATTAAACTTCAAGGTGAGATAAAGATTCTGTCGGAACGTATCGAGGTTATTAAAACGAATGATTTACACCATGTTCAAAAATCCCTCGACTTTATTGTAAAGATACTTTGGGGGGTAGGGTTTTTAATTTTGGGTCAATTAGCAGTGGGTTTGCGTTTGACCCTTTGGGGATAGGTAAAAGAAATGGCAACTTCTGGTTCGGTTGATTTTAACCTGGATATGGCCGAGATTACAGAAGAGGCCTTCGAGAGATGCGGCTTAGAGTTTCGCACTGGATACGATAGCAAAACCGCACGTAGGTCATTGAATTTGCTTTTTGCAGATTGGGCGAATAGGGGTCTTAATCTGTGGACGATAGAGCAAATTACGCAAACGATGGCTCAACTTTCTACTTCTTCGGCTGTAACAAGTTACCCCGTTGGTGCAATAACAGCTACGGTTGGAGCCTCTACTAATCTTAGTATTGGCGAGACTATAACAGGTGCTACGAGTGGCACTACCGCTTCTGTTATTACAAAGCCCTCTTCTACCACTATCACAGTAACTATTCCTTCTGGAGCGTTTACGGCTGGAGAAAATATAACTGGATCCAGTAGCGCAGCTACCACTACCATTAGTGCTGATCCAAGTTTAGCAGACGTTCAGTGTTCAGGAGACATTCTGGAGGCTGTGATTAGACGTAGTGATGAAGACATATCAATCACTCGCATTAGCCGCCAGGAATATCTAAGTATACCTAAAAAAACGACTCAAGGTCGTCCTACACAGTTTTATATGGATCGTCAGATAACTCCATCAATTTCAGTTTGGCCTGCGCCTGAGAACTCTACTGATTCTTTAATTTATTACAGAGTTAAAAGAATCCAAGATGCGGATGCTGCGGTCAATACAGCAGACATTCCTTTTCGGTTTCTTCCCTGCCTTATAGCTGGGTTGTCGTATCAAATTGCTTTGAAACGATCCCCCCAACGCATTGAAGCTTTGAAACTTATCTACGAAGAGGAGTTTCAAAGAGCTTCTAGCGAAGACATTGATCACGGGATACCTCTTCGTTTGGTTCCCACGTATCAATCATTAAGGATTTAGTATGGCTCGATTTTCTGGGGGAAGATACGCTTTAGGTATATCAGACAGGTCAGGCAGAGCCTATCGTCTTAAAGATATGGCTTTGGAATGGACAGGTATGCTCGTGGGACGAGATGAGTTTGAGGAAAAACAACCTCAACTTGACCCCCGCCATCACATTACAGACCCGCAAGCTTTAAGAATTAGCAGACCTGCTCGAACTGAACCTGCTGTCGAAGTTCTTCTTGCTTTTGATTCCTTTAAGTCTGGAACAAGTGGTTCTGCTGTAATTACGGTCAATGAGCCGGGTCATGATCGTAGTACAGGGGATACAGTGAGGTTCAGGAAAGTAGAAGCGTTTGATGGTTTTACGGAGGCTGCGTTAGAAAGTTCCGCTGGTTTTTCAATTACTAAAGTAGACAGTAACAATTACACCTTTACGTCTGGAAGTGGGACAGCAACGTCTGGAAACGTAAAAGGTGGAGGGGGATCTGCCTCCGCTGGACCTGTAACAGTGAGTGCATGATATGGCTTATACATTTACAACATTAAAAACGTCTATCCAAGATTACACGCAGAATACGGAGTCCACCTTCGTAAGCCAACTTTCTCGTTTTATTATCAATGCCGAAGAACGCATTCTAAAAGAGTGCCAGCTTGATGTTTTTAGAAAAAACTCCCAGGGCAACACAACTTCTGGAAACCAGTATCTTTCTAAGCCTACTGATTTTTTGTCCCAGAACTCTCTTAGTGTTATTAACTCCTCAAGTAAGGAGTTTCTTCTTTATAAACAAGTAACGGCTCTACAAGACTACACCCCAAACCCAACTACAACAGGCACTCCTATTTATTACGCTGATTGGGACAACGATACTTTTTTATTAGCCCCTACGCCCGATAGTAATTATTCGGTAGAGCTTCATTACTTTTATAGACCTACTTCTATTACAGATAGTTCTGACGGAACAAGCTGGCTAGGAACTAACGCAGAACTAGCTCTTTTATATGGAAGCCTAGTTGAGGCTTACACCTTTATGAAAGGTGAGGCGGATATGTTGCAACTTTACAATGCAAGATTTCAAGAATCCTTGCAATGGTTAAAGAACCTTGGTGAGGGTCTCCAAACCAGAGATCAGTATAGATATGACCGGGTTAGGAGGGACGTTGCTTAATGTTTGACAGCGAGAGCATGGCGGGAGTCAGTGACGCTCTGGTGTTTACAACAACTGATAGAGGGCATTCTCCTGAAGAAATAGCAGAAATGGCTATGAATAAAATTATGCTGGTTTCGGAAGATGCCCCTCCTGTCATACGGGATCAAGCGATAGCACATAGAGATAAGTTGAAGGAAATACTTATTTTTTATATGAATAGAATGGCTCAGAGTGAAAGAACTACAATCTGGGCTCTTATGAAGAAGCAAGGTCAAGATGACTTGGCCGAAATTATAAGGAGGCTGTAATGGCAGTTGGATCTTCCGCTATCTGCGGAACTTTTAAGAGAGAGATACTCGCGGGTATCCATTTCTGGACAGCGCATACGCGGACGGGGTCTAGCGCAATTTCAGCAGACACCTTCAAGATTGCGATGTTTACCAATAGTTCGTCTATTGACGCAGACACTACAGGATACACCACCAGCAATGAAGTCAGCGGCACAAATTACACGGCTGGCGGTAATTCTCTAGCAAGTGTAACGATAGGGCTTGCTGATAACAGTAGTTCTGTCCCTACGGCTTTTGTTGATTTTGCAGACACTACCTGGTCTAGTTCTACTATCAGTAGTGCGAGAGGTGCTTTAATTTACAACAGCACATTAAGCACTGCTGGCACAGGATCTACAACAAATCACGCGGCTGACCCTGCGGTTGCGGTCATTAATTTTGGCGGGGACAAATCGTCAAGTGCGGGAGACTTTACCATTCAGTTTCCAGCAAATGACGCTAACAATGCGATAATCAGGATTGCCTAATGGCGTTAATTACTGGCTGGGATAGAAGCACTTGGAACGCCGGAGCGTGGAATAGTCCTATTCCCGTTGAGGTTACAGGTGTTTCTGCGGCTAGTGCAGTTGGTTCGGCTACGGTAAGTCTTCCAGTTAGTGTTTCTGTTACAGGTGTTTCTGCGGCAACCGGAATAGGATCTGTTTCTATTCTTGTACCTGTTACAGTAACACCAAGCGGAGTTTCGGCGGCAAGCGGAATAGGATCACCTACTCTTGTAACGAACTCTACGCTGTCAGTTACAGGAGTTTCTTCGGCAAGTGCGGTTGGTTCTGTCCAAGCTAATTTTGCATTTACCGTTGAAGGAGTTTCTGCGGAGGGTCTCATTAACGTTCCAAACGTGTGGACTGTTATAGACGACTCGCAAACTTCAAACTTCTCAGAGATAAGCACAACACAAACGCCGAATTGGACGGAAATAGCGGCATAGGAATAGTATCATGGCATCATCATACACGACTAGTTTTGGTATTGAAAAAATAGGTTCCGGAGAACAGTCTGGAGCGTGGGGAACGACTACAAACCACAATCTAGATATTCTAGACCGGGTAGCCTCATACAAAGCTGTTGCGATAACAACGAACGCAGACACGCACACTTTAACTGTGCGAGAGGCATCTCCTGGATCTGGGACAGAGAATCTGCAAGATGGAATGTATCGTGTAATTAAATTTACAGGAGCATTGGATTCAAATTGCACAGTTACAGTGGCCCCTAACACGACTGCCGCTTTCTTTATCATTATCAACGCAACTACCGATTCTGGCTCTAGTGGACCATACTCCGTAATTCTTACGCAAGGTTCTGGAGCGAATATAACTGTAGAAAATGGAAAATCTGCCGTTGTTTACATGGATGGTGCGGGTTCTGGCGCGGCGGTAATAGACGCTCTTTCCAACCTTCAGCTTGCTACGCTGACCGCGTCTGGAGATGTTACATCCAGCGGCACGTTTAACGCTTTAGGTGATACTGCCGCAAGCGACAAGGCGGCAATGGGCTACACCTCCGCTGAAGGATTGATCCTTACGGGTCAGGGTTCAACTAATGATGTGACCATCAAGAATGACGCAGATGCAGACGTTATTACGATTGCCACCGGAGGAACTAATGTTGATATTGTAGGCGACGTAACAGCCGCCACGGTACAGGCTGATGGTGATACTTCCGCTGGTGACAACGCTGCAATGGGGTACACGGCTGCGGAAGGTCTAATCCTTACAGGTCAGGGGTCAACTAATGACGTTACCATTAAAAATGACGCGGACGCTGATGTAATCACGATTGCGACTGGGGCAACTAACGTCGATATTGTGGGTGATGTGACAGCCGCTACAGTAAACGCTGACGGCGACACTTCCGCTGGTGATAACGCTGCGATGGGTTACACCGCTGCCGAAGGTTTGATTCTCACGGGTCAAGGCTCGACTAACGATGTCACAATCAAGAACGATGCTGATGCGGATGTAATCACAATCGCAACTGGAGCAACTAATGTAGCGGTTGCTGGTCAGATTAATGGTGGCACAATCATTCTTGCAGAGACTGACACTGACACATCCAACACAGGCAGTGTAACGATTGACTTCTCCGCTCATCAGAATTTTGTGCTTACCCTTACGGGTAACGTGACTTTGGCTAACCCCAGTACAGAATCAGTTGGTCAGGCAGGAGTGTTTGTGTTCATTCAAGATGGCACTGGATCACGAACTTTGAGTTTAGGCACGGATTATGAAACTGCGGGTGGGGCTGGAATTACTCTCAGCACCGCAGCTTCAGCCGTGGATGTCGTACCATATTTTGTGAAGGCTGCAAATTCAATTCAGCTAGGAGCTATACAGAAGGCATTTAGCTAATGACGATGTTTGGATCACAGTGGTTCGCCGCACCTGATACGACTTATGAGATAAATCAGTCGATCAGGTTTGAATCGGGGGATAATGCTCTTTTAAGTCGTAGCCCTTCGTCTTCCGGCTCTCTAACAACGTGGACGCTTTCTTGTTGGGTCAAGAGAGGTAGACCAAACGCTAATGAAAATGGCCAATGGTTTCCTATCTGGTCTGCATCGGATGGCTCTAGCACCTATGATGCTCCGCTATATATTGGGGACGCATCTGCTCCCGGTCCGTGGAATGTTAATATTGCTGGTCAAACTTGGACAACTACACAAAAAGCCGCAGATGTTGCGGGGTGGTATCACACGGTCGTAGTTTGGGATAGCACAAACGGCACCGCTGGTGATCGGATGCGACTCTACATTAACGGCAGTAGGGTTACTGATTTTTCAGCAACTGGCACAGCAACCAGCAGTATGGAAAGTAGATGGAATAGCAGCAGCTACTCATCTCACCGCATTGGATCACTCAACATTACGGGTGGGGCGGATAATAAATATCTGTTTGACGGATATCTGGCTGAAATGGTTTTCCTTGACGGAACCGCCTCCACCGATGCCAGCGACTTTGGTGAAACAAACAGCAGTACTGGTCAATGGATACCGAAAAATGTTAGTGGCCTGACGTTTGGAACTAATGGATTTTACGTTACAGGTCAGGACAGTTCTGATTTAGGCGATGACGAATCTGGTAACGGAAATGACTGGTCTAGCAGTGGCTTGGCAGCAACGGATCAGGTTGACGACAGCCCGACTGATAATCACTGTGTTATCAATCCTCTTGATGCACAACTTCCAAGCAATGTAACTTTAGATGAAGGAAATTTAAAGTACTCCAACGCAAATTCTGGTAATGCTGCCGATGCAAGGGGAACTTTTGCTGTCAGCAGCGGTAAATGGTATTGGGAGGTAGAGGCTGACGCTCTCGGTCAGTCAGGAGTTAACCGTGAATTTATCGGCATCGTTGGAACAGAATGGCCAATCGGCAGTGGTTCGGGCGGAACTAGCTTTGGGTCTGATAGCACGGGTTACGCTTTTGCAACAACAGGTCAGAAGATCAATAACGACAGTGCTTCTAGCTACGGTTCGGCATTTACAGCGGGTCAGTATATAGGCGTTGCTCTCGATTTAGATAACGGTAAAATTTACTGGAGTATAAATGGCACTTTTCAAGACTCTGGTGACCCTGCTGGCGGTTCGGGAGAAGCGTTTTCAAGCATCTCTGGAACCTTTGCCCCTGCTTTTGCTGTAGATTACGGAACTGGGACTTCAACGCTAATAGCTAATTTTGGTCAACACGATTTCCAAAATAGTCCTCCAACAGGATTTAGCGCATTAAGCACCGCCAACCTAGCCGACCCACAAGTAGAAAATCCCAGCAAGTATTTTCATACCCAGCTTTACACGGGTAATGGTAGCTCCGGCCACTCGATTACCAATAATGCCCAAGCGGGAGATTTTCAGCCTGATTGGTTAATAATCGCTCCCCGTTCCAATGGCGACCATCATCAAGTTTTTGATGCCGTAAGAGGCACCACAAGCCGCATTCAAACAAACCAAGCAAACGCAGCAACAGTGGACGGTACTGCACTTATCACGTTTGAAACCGATGGATTTGACATTGACACCACGGATGTGAACTACAACGGATCAAGCAGAACCTATGCTGCTTGGCAATGGAAAGCTAACGGTAGCGGCAGCAGCAACTCTGATGGTTCTATAACGTCAACAGTTAGTGCTGACACAACCGCTGGTTTCAGCATTGTGCAATATGAGGGAACAAAATCAAACGCCACTATAGGACATGGTTTAGGAGTGGCTCCGAAATGGATTATCATAAAAGATTTTGATAATACTGAAAGTTGGGTTGTAGGGCTGGACGTTTTAGGCTTTACAAAAAATCTTTTTCTTAATCTTAACAATGCAGTGGCAACCAGCTCAACAATTTGGAATGATACTGCACCAACTTCGTCTGTGTTTAGTATAGGCACAAGTGATGGTGTTAATAAAACAGCCACGCACATTTCCTACTGTTTTGCAGAAGTCGAGGGCTTTAGTAAATTTGGAACATACGAGGGCAATTCGAGTGCGGACGGAACATTTATTGCCACAGGATTTCGTCCCGCGTGGATTACACTAAAAACTGTGGACTCAGCAAACGATTGGGTCATCTACGACAGCAAGCGTGATCCGATTAACATCGCTGATACTGTACTGCGAATGGACAGCACCAACTCTGAGTATTCTGGCAGTGGTCGAGAAATAGACATACTCAGTAATGGTTTCAAAATGAGAACGTCAAACGGAACGATTAACGCAAGTGCTACGTTTGCATATATGGCGTTTGCTGAGTTTCCCTTAAAATACGCGAATGCGAGGTAAAAACTATGTGGAAATATAACGGAAAAGTTATTCGAGAGGGGAGTTCCTGGGCTAATAGCAATGGCATTCAACATCCCCCCAACTGGTACATCTGGTCTAAGTCTGAAAAAGAAGCCGCAGGAATGACGGAAGTTAATCCCGAAACTCCTCCAGACTCTCGCCTGTATACATGGAACTATGCTGCTGATGGTGTGACGATTGAGAAAACGGCTAAAAACTTAGCAGACACAACTGTTGATGGTGTTACTAACGAAGGTGTGAAAACAATTCTCAAAAGAGAAGTTCAGGCACAGCAATACCGCAAGTTGGCTGAGACAGATTGGGTGGTGGTCAGGAAAGCAGACAAGGGAACAGCTATTCCGTCTAACATCCAGACTTACCGAGATGCAATTCGCACCAAAGCAACTGCCATGGAAAGTGCAATTGATGGCGCTGCTAATACCGCTGCTGTGTCCGCGTTGTTTGTTACCTTTGACTCAGAAGGAAACAAATCTGGCATTCTTTATGATTGGCCTGAGTTAGGAAGTTAAATGCCGCTGTCTAAAATACAGTTCAGACCTGGAGTAAACCGAGAGACTACGTCTTACGGAGACGAAAATGGCTGGTTTAATTCAGACCTAATTCGATTCCGCAAGGGTCGCCCCGAAAAGATGGGTGGGTGGTCTCGTCTTAGTAGCAATACTATTGAGGGAACTGGACGTTCTCTTCATGTCTGGGCGGCTTTAGATGGTTCTAAGTATATGGGTCTTGGAACGGAAACCAAGTTCTATATAGAAGAAGGCGGAGGATATAACGATGTTACTCCTATTCGGACTACAACTACTTTGGGTGCTAACCCCCTTAAAACAGGCTCTGCTACTAGCGGTGTCTTAACTGTAACGGCTCCGTCTCATGGTGCTGTTAACGGAGACTTCGTTACGTTAAGTGGTGCAACGACTACGGATGGTGTTACAGCGGCTCAAATTAACACTGAACATGAACTAACTCTTATAGATTCTAACTCTTACACTATACCAACTGCGGGTGCCGCTTCTTCTGGAAGCACCGCAGGTGGTGGTTCTTCTGTAGTGGCTACCTATCAGATTAACACGGGTCTTGGAACGGTTGTTACAGGAACGGGTTTCGGAGCGGGTTTATGGGGTGGTTTAAGCACTGGATACGCTCAAACAACTCTAAACGACAGCGGAGGCATAAGTAACTCGGATACCTCCTTTACGTTAACAAGCGCAGCATCGTTTGAAACAGCTTCAACTACTACGGGAGCCAACTTGACAGCCGCCAGTTCTTCTATTGCGGTAGCGGACTCGAGCGGATTCCCAAGCAAGGGAACAATCAAGATAGGCAGCGAGAACATTCGCTATGGAACTAATGTAGCCAACGTGTTCGGAGAACTTACCCGTGGAGATGATGGAACCACTGCCGCAAGTTCTTCCAGTGGAGATACCGTTACGTTTGTTGGTCTTATGCTTATTGATGACGAATTGATTCAATACACGGGTAAATCCAGTAACACCATAAATGCCGGAGTTGCGAGAGGAGCAAGAGGAACTACCGCTGCCGCTCATGATGATGGGGTTAACGTAAAGGAAGCAAATGATTTTGTAGGGTGGGGAGAATCTTCTGCTACTGCTGCGGAAACAGGATCTAACATTCGTCTTTGGTCTCAGGACAACTGGGGAGAAGATTTGGCGTTTAACGTCTATGACGGGGCTCCTTATTATTGGGATAAAACACTGGGGCTAGGAAACAGAGGATCAACTCTGGCTTCTCAATCAGGTGCGTCTGGCGCTCCGACTATTACACGTAGGCTGATGATATCTGGTGCAGACCGTCACCTTGTTTGTTTTGGGTGCAATCCACTAGATGAAGCGGATCAAGATCTTCTTATGGTTAGGTGGTCTGATCAGGAAGATCCTTTTGATTGGACTCCTACAGCTACTAATACAGCAGGCTCTCAACGTGTGTCTTCTGGTTCCGAGATTATATCCGCACAGAAGACACGCCAGGAAATGCTTATTTGGACGGATACGTCTCTACATGCTATGCGGTTTGTAGGACCGCCCTTTACGTTTGGTATGAGCATGTTAGCCAACAACGTGTCGATTATTGGGCCAAATGCTGTAACCACCGTTGGAGACAAGGTTTTCTGGATGGATCGTGAAAACTTTTACGTCTACACGGGTCGTGTTCAGACAATTCCCTGCACGCTTCTTCGCTATGTCTTTGACAACATCAACCTTGAACAGAGCTTTAAGTGCTTTGCCGCATCTAACAAGATGTTTGATGAGGTGTTTTGGTTCTACCCTAGTTCAGACGCAGACGAGATAGATCGCTACGTCAAGTATAACTTTACGGAAAACACGTGGGATTTAGGGACTTTGTCTCGAACAGCGTGGGTGGATTACGGTATCCACGACAATCCGAGAGGTTGCGGCACTTCTAGTGGCACAAATTACGTCTATGTCCACGAAAGTGGCGATGACGATGATGGTTCTCCCATGACATCCTTTATAGAATCTGCCGATTTTGATCTGGGAGACGGCGAACAATTTATGTTTGTAGATCGCCTCATACCTGATATCGACATTACAAGTTCAGACGCTGAAGCTTCGGTTAATTATATTCTCAAGACTAGGAATTACCCTGGAGATAGTTTGTCTACAAATTCAACAAACGCGGTGAAATCCTCAACTCAACAGGCTTTTCTGCGTAGTCGATCAAGGCAAGTGGCTCTCCGCATAGAAAGCGATACTACCGATATAACATGGACATTGGGCGATTTACGGCTGGGCATACGTCCAGATGGGAGGCGATAATGGCTAAATTGCTCGACCATTCAATGCCCATGGCTCCTGATCAGTATGATGCGGACACTTTTGTGCGTATTTTGCGTGATTTAGAGATGGCTTTAACAAAAATAGATTTTCCCGCTGTAGTCAGTGGGGAAGATGACGATAACGGCAAGAATTGGTTTATGGACTGATGGCTTCAGCGTATAAAAACATAGCAACTTTAGTGGGTTCGACAGGGGATGTCACAATTTATACCTGCCCAACCGCGACAGAAGCGATAATAAAGAATATAAATCTTTATAATAGTCATTCAGGCACTATAGTAGTGTATCCGAAGATTACCGATAGTTCCGCGTCGGTTACTGTTACGCTAGAGAAAGCTAGTATCGGAACTCTCGCAGATACGTTTCTCGCTGGGCCTTTTGTTCTTGAGGCCAGTGATACGCTCATACTTAATTGTGACACAGCGTCGAAGATTTATGCCTTCGCAAGCGTGCTGGAGATTTCCTAATGATGACAGATACCTCTCCCAAATATTCTGGTGAACCCACCGCAGAAGCCTTGGCCAACGGTTTGGCAACTCTTGGTCGTTACGGTGACAACTACATGGTTCACGCTGCTGAAGGTGAGACCCTTGTCCCCAAAGAGATTCTTGAGGCTAATCCAGGTCTAAAAGAAGACTTATTTAGACAAATGACGATGATGGGCATTGAAGACCCAAATCGTTATGTTGTGGGTAACGAACTAAACTCAATTAACCCTATTACAGGACAGCCTGAATTTTTCTTTAAGAAAGTATTTAAGGCTATTAAGAAAGTCGCTAAAAAAGTTCTTCCTATAGCGGCTCCTATTATTGGTAACATTATTGCACCAGGCATTGGTGGCATTATAGCGTCAGGATTAACCACTAAACTCATGGGTGGTTCATGGGGAGATGCTCTTAAATCCGCTGCTTTAAGTTATGGAACAAGCGCCCTTGGTTCAGGAATTATGTCAGGGTTTAATGCTCCAGCAGGCACGAGCTTCGGAGAAGCTTTCACGGGGGGACTTGGTAAGGGTCTTACCGCACCCTTTAGTGCGGCTAGCAATTTGTTCTCTTCGGGACCAGCCAATCCATTTAGTCAGGGTATCTTCGGCTCGTCAGGAGCGATGAATGCGCCTGGTGCAAGCTTCATGGACAAAGTATTCCCTCGTTATGACCCTAATGCAATTGTAGGAGCGCAATATAATTACCAACCCGGAGCAATTAAAACAGAGCCGTTGGCTCCCATCGCAGATGCGGGAGACAATGTTGGCAATTTTGTGCAGGGCGGAAATAACGCTTCTTATGCTCAGAACTTAGCCACCGCGAACCAAGTTTTTCCGGATAATCCCACGGCGGCTGAAAGTATGGCCACCGAGTTAACGTATGGTCCTTTAGGCAAGGCACCAGTAGCTAACGTTCAAACCAATGTTGCAGGACCTCAAGCTCAAACAACGACATCCGCTTTAAAAGAAGGTGATATTTCTCCCGGTGGAAATTTTAGAGCGGTAGAAACGCTTGATAAAGCAGGCAATATTAAAATTGGATATGAACCAAGAGGGTTTATAGAAAAAACCGTTGGCAATTTAACTGGTTTTAAGGATCCTCTCGTTACCAAGGGCATTGGATACGGTGCCTTGGGATTAGGGGGATATGGTC